ATGTATCAGGATAAAAAAATCTGGGTGGGATGTGCCGGTGATAAAAAAGTGTACATCTACCCGAAAATGGCAAACCGCCATGGACTTATTGCCGGTGCAACCGGTACCGGTAAAACAGTGACCTTAAAAGTGCTTGCCGAGTCTTTCAGCGATTGCGGCGTACCTGTATTTTTAGCCGATGTAAAGGGCGACCTCGCCGCCATGTGCCGTCAGGGTGAAGCAAACGGCTCCGTAGCGGAACGTGCCGCTAAAATGGGACTTGATAAAGAAGGCTTTTCCTTTCAGAAATATCCGGTCAATTTCTGGGATGTATACGGAGAAAAAGGCATGCCCTTAAGAACGACTGTTTCGGAAATGGGTCCCCTGCTGCTCAGCCGTATTTTAGACCTGAACGATACCCAGTCCGATATTTTATCCATCATCTTTAAGATTGCCGATGATGAAGGACTGCTCTTAATCGACACCAAGGACCTGCGCGCCATGCTGCAGTATGTCAGTGAAAATGCCAAGGAATACAGCATGCAGTACGGCAACATGTCTTCTGCCAGCTTAGCCGCCATTATCCGTTCCGTGGTAGCACTTGAAGGAGAAGGCGGAGAACAGTTCTTCGGCGAACCCGCCCTGAATATTGCCGACTGGTTCTCCAGAGACTGTGACGGAAAGGGCTGCATCCAGATACTGGATTGCCAAAGATTGATTAACAATCCCACCATGTACGCTACCTTCCTGCTGTGGATGCTCTCCGAGCTGTTTGAACTCCTGCCGGAAGCAGGCGATCTGGAAAAGCCTAAAATGGTGTTCTTCTTCGATGAGGCCCATATGCTTTTCGATTCTGCCTCCAAGGCACTGCTCACCAAGATTGAGCAGGTGGTAAAATTAATCCGCTCAAAGGGCGTCGGCATTTACTTCGTTACCCAGAATCCCAAGGATATTCCCGGCGGTGTGTTAAGCCAGCTTGGCAACAAAATCCAGCATGCTCTTCATGCATATACCCCCGCAGAGCAGAAGGGCGCCAAGGCTGCAGCTCAGTCCTTCCGTGAAAATCCCGCCTTTAACACCTATGATACCCTGTTGGAATTGGGCATCGGAGAGGCACTTGTTTCCGTTCTGGACGAAGGTGGTGTTCCTACCATAGTAGAACGCTGTCAGATTTTGCCTCCCCAGAGTAAAATGGGCGCTTTGGATGACAGTGAACGCCAGAAAGAAATTACAGACAATCTTTTATACATCCGTTATAAGGATTTCTTTGACCGAGATTCCGCTTATGAATTTCTGCAGAGACAGTCCGCCGCCGATGCGGAGGCTGCCCAGAAAGCGGCTGAAGAAGCTGCTGCAAAGAAAGCTGCTGAAAAGCAGGCATTGGCGGAGCAGAAAGCCGCCGAAAAGCAGGCTCTTGCAGAACAGAAAGCCGCCGAAAAGCAGGCTCTTGCAGAACAGAAGGCCGCCGAAAGACAGGCTCTTGCCGCACAGAAAGCGGCCGAAAAAGCAGCCCAGAAACAGACCGCTGCTCGCAACAGAGCAGTAAAAAGCGTAGCCAGCTCGGCTGCCGGTACCATTGGCAGGGAACTTGGCAACTCCCTCGGTTCCTCTGTCGGTGGCAAATTCGGCAAAAAGTTAGGCGGAAACGTAGGCGCCTCCTTAGGACGCGGATTGTTAAGCACCTTCCTGAAGTTTTAAGCAAACGTTGCTGTGAATAATACAACGGCATAGTCTGCTGTTAACTAGACTATGCCGTTTTTTTCACCTCTCTTTTTTCTTTCTCATCCCAATCATGCACACAACGCCCACCAGCATGGATGGCAGCATAAGTACCGTCATTTCTGCAAGCCGGTTGCCGTTGTCTAAAACTCCGCCCGCATCCTTTGCCGCTGTCATGAGAAACGAACCGCTTATGTAGGCATTGTTGACCGCATGAAGAAATGCTGCCGGCCAGACAGAACCGGATTTTTTCGTCAGGTACCATTGAATGGATCCCACACCTATACAATAGGGAATGAACAACAGAAAGCCCAGATACGGGGCTCCCGGATAATCCACCAAAAAGTGCAAATCCGAACTCTGTGTTCTTCATCAAACACACCTTTGGATTTGTTTATAGGATAGAGAACGCTGATTGAATCGGCGTTCTTTTTCTTTGCCACGGGACGAGATGAAGTAGTTAAAGTAGTTGTTTTTCGGTTTTTGCGTAAACTTTCACCTAATACGCGCGTACTTAGAGGAAGTTACACGCAAAAACGGATTTTCCACTACTTTAACTACTTGAACGGGATTAAATCAGCTCTTTTTCAGTTCAAGGACAGCGGACTCAATCAGCTTGTCAATGGTGTCGGAGTCGAGCTTATAACCCTTGCTGTTCAAATATTCCAGTACATAGGCTTTCTTCTCCGCGCCGCGACCCGCGCCGTTGTAAATCATTTCTGCGGCTTCGACCGCAACTTTCGTCCACGCCTTGATTTTCTCGAACTTCTCAGCGTCCACTTTCTCTTTCAGATAAGGGATAAGGAAAGTGGTAATGACTGCTACGAGCAGGGTGATAACAGCGGAAACAACATTGGTAATGTCAGTCATGGTGATACCTCCTCAGTAATTTTCAGAAAAATGTGTTTCGTTTGGTGTGACTTTGTTTTGTCTCATCAGTTTTATTCGGTTCTCGACCTTTGCTTTTGAATAATAGAATCCCGTACCCGTGGCAACTTCGGCGGCTACTGACGGTATAAGGTAGGCAAGCGGCGAAAGGTCGAGAGTACGCCAAATCATTACCATCGTAAAGACGATAACGACCGCATTGATAATTCCCGCCACGATGAGGATTTTCTTTGAAAATTCTTTCGGTGGCTTTTTCTTTACCCTCCGCATACCGTCAACCTCCTTTACACTTTGGTGAAAGTATTGCGGTCAACCCAACCGTAGACCGTAGACTCTCCATCGACATGGACAAGATGATAAGGGTGCTTGCCCTTTGCATAGATTTGCGTGATTTTCGCCTTGCCGCCCTTACAGGACACCGCTCTATCGCCGTTAGAGCTTGCGTAGTGAGTTTTTCCAGTGAACGAGACATAATCACCTACCTGCGGTGTCCACGCGCTCTGAGAGGGCGTAGAAGCGGCAGAAACGACACTCAAGAACTTCGTGTTGATAGGACTGCAAATCGCGTTCTTCCCGTCCACAGACTTGTCGATAATCGCTCTGTCACCGCTGACCTCGCGGACAATCCAGTTCTTTGCTTTCACCCAAGCAGGAATCGCCTTGCCGCCGTAATAAGTAGCCGTGGAGGAGATTTTAACGGTATCTCCCGCCTTAACAGAGCTGGTAGTAGGCTTGTCCTCAGTCGGAGTATCAACTGCCGCACCGAGCCGCCTGTTGACCTCTGCCGCTATTTCACCATGACGGTTATACAGATAATCGCCGGGACAGGATTTGTTCGCATAATCGCGGTGAACGGTCATATTGCAACCGCCAAGGTGATTCATGCGCTTGTTCTTGTCCGTACTCCATACGAGCTTTTTGATACCGTTACGGCGGCAAATATCGGTTACAAGGTCGAGCATTGCGGCATACGCCTTGTCATTCACCGCATAAGGGTGTTTGGTGTCGCTTGCGACCTCGATGGTGATAGCGCGGTTGTCGTTCGCCGCACTGGAAGTACACCAAGAGCGGTCTTTCTCCTCGACATACATACCGATTTTACCGTCCGCACCAACGCCATAGTTGGAGCTTGCCTGTCGAGAGGTCGGGGCGAAAACATTACCGAGCGTTTCCACAGAACACTGACCTACGACACAGTGAATGGTGATGGTGTCGATTTTGTTCTTGCGCGGACTCGTCTTGTTGGGCGAAATCCGAGTGTAGCTCACGAGCGGACTGTTACTCATCTTCATCGTCCCCCTTTCCGTTACTCAGTTCGTCCAACATTTCGGGCGTAACTTCATCGTGTGTGTTCTTTTCGTCCATAGGTTATTCCTCCTTGTCCTTGAGAGGTAGACACTCTACCTCTTTCATAATCTTCTCAGCCATACCGTTCCCGCCGAGTTTTTTATACGGTAAGTATAAATAATCATGCAGGTTCTCGTAATCGTCCTTAGTGATATACCCCTGTTGGATATAACACTGACCGAGATAACAGATACGGTCGTGTCCGAGACCTTTCAGCATTTGACTTTCTGCGCTGTCCTTGGTCTTTTTGTTTTGCAGGAGATTGGTGAGAAACGCCCAAAATCCTGTGCTTGCAAAGACAGCACCGACTATGCTGACAATGAGTGTGCTTTCCGAAACCATACAGTTAATTTCCTTTCCGTTTGAATGTGAGGATTTACATGACCTCCCAATTACTATCGTCCCACGCGGCGGTAACGCCTGTCTCACCGACCCAAACCTTACGGACACCATCATGGACATAGAACCCGTTTGTGATAAGAGCCATGCTTTTTTCCCATACAAAGGGGTTATCGGCAGTGCCAACAGGATTTTCCTGCTCTTTGTACTCCTGTCGAACCAAAACCTTGTTCACATAGAAGTTCAGCCAGTCAAAGCCGATTTTGTCAGACTGTGTGAGAGTGGTTTCAATACCACCTGCCGCTTCTACGGTATCGACAATTTTCTGATTATTGTCAATCCGAACCTTTAGCTTTTTCGCGTTGTCGATATAAAGCTGTGCCATTATCTGTTCACCTCCAAAATCTCAAGAGCCGCTTTCATGTCCTGCACAATGCTTGCGCTCTCGTTGACCTCAAGCGTCCTGCCAGTGATGAGCCAATCGCTGAGATTGTTCTCAATGTCCTCCTGCAAGCCCTCACGGCCTTTCAAAAGGAAAGTGTACTCATCGTACTCGAACATGGTGAGCGTGGTTTCCGTCTGCGGGTCGGTCTCCGTGACCTCCTTGATGTTCTCACGCAGTCTGACCTCTACATACCCCTCCAAGGGCAGGTATGTCTCCACAGACAGGGTTTCGGGGGAAATGTTTCCTCTTAGCTTTCGAGAGAGGAAGCCATCACGGAGTCGTTGTAATACACAAGACCGTAACCGAATCGGATAGAGTAGATACGCACCCGACTGTGAGGGTTCTTCATGCTGTAAACGACCAGTTTCACCGAGGTCGTATCTGTCAGCACTTCTTCGGTGCTGAACAATCCCTCCGTATTATTACGGAACTCGACAATCTGTCCACTACTGCTCACCAAATCGAAATTCACAGGATAATTCTCACCGAAATTGATGGTGATACCCTTAAAATCCGTAGCGGGAACATTGAGATTGATTGTAAGCTCAAACTGCGCTTGCGTAAGGAGCTTATTGCTGATAATGCCTGTGTCAAGGTAAGCGTTGGAAGCGTTCTGCCGGGGGAGGAAAAACATCGTCCCGTCAACTTTGGTGAAATTCTCCTCAAGGGTAGCGTAAATGGTATCATCGGTCTTTTCGGACAGAATATTTGCGGAGTTGGAATAGTAGGTGAAATCACCCTGTTCAACCTTTGCTTTCGCCTGTGCTTCTTGATTGAGCAGACCGAACGAAATCATAATATACGCTCTCTCGCGGAGAGAGGATTTCATGCTCTCTTTATATGCTTTTGAAACTTTTTGCACAAAATCCCCTCCTTACTCTCCGCAGTCAATCAGATTTACCTTGCAATTTCTGTAGTGTGTCGGTTTTCCATTCTCATCGACCCAATAGGGTTCTGCGGTTCTATCGCCGCAGTACATTTTGATGGTCTTGAGGGAGTTCGACACCGGGTCAGTGAAAGTCACATATACGAAAAAGTGACTCAATACATTTAATATCTGCGCCCACTGGTCGGCGGTGAGCCAAGACCATTCAAGACTGTCAATCTTGTACTGGTCTCGACCCACGCGCTGACCGACTACCGCGCCGTTGGCATTTCTACCCGCGTCCACTACGGTAGTCACCGTGGGGCGTACTCCTCGCTTCGGAGGAGGTAACTCATAACCGTTGATTTCCAAATAAGCCATTCTCACCCCTCCTTATCGTGCGAATACATAGCCGTTGGCTTTTTTCTGCGTAGTAACCGCGTCATTGACAACACGGTTGCCAATCTGAACAACGGTCTGTTCCTGCTTGTCGGCTTGCCTACGCATATCGTCTGCCATCTGCGACAGGGTAGGTTCGATATACTCTCTGTAGAACTCCTCCATGCCCTCCTTGAAGCCCGTTGCAGTGACCGTACTGTGCGCCGCTACATCAGCGGAAACAGACTGTGCAAACGAATCACTGCTGTAATATTTCAGAGCGGAGGTGTCCACGGCAAAGCTCATGGTCGGGCTTACGCTTGCAAACGAGTTCGCCCAATCCGTCACAACGCCCTTTGTCGTGCCGCCGAGGTTGGTAATACCGAGGTTGTAGCCGAGAACGGTGTCCTCACCGATACGCATAAACCGCTTGGACGGGGAGTTGGAATCCAACGCCGCTTTGTATGCCGCCGCCGCGTCATTCGCCCAACGCCGCATATACGGTCGAGTCGTATCGTAGAAATCGTTGATACCGTTGTTAAAACCGTCAATAACATCTTTTGCAATGTCATAGAAAACCTTGTAGGAGACAATCCCCGTAAAGGCGTTCTTTACGGTGTTCGCAAACGACACCATACCGCTCTTAGCTGTAGCGTAGTTATTGGTGATACCATTGTTGAAACCGCTCACAATATCTTTGGCGTAGTTACCGAATGTCGTTCGGTTGATTGCGCCAAAGGACGCGGAGGTGAACCAGTTCTTGAGGTTGGAAGCCCAAGAAATGAAACTCGACTTGCAGGTCGCGGCGTTGGTGTTCAGCGAGTTCTTGAACCCGTCTACCAGTGTCTTTGCCGCGTTGGAGAAGTCAGAGGACTTGGACTTGATACCGTCCACAAAGCCAGTTACGAGCTTTTGACCGACCTCTTTCATGTTCACGAACATACCCGTGGATAGCTCAACATTGCTGTTGCAGAGAGTTTCCATTTCGGTAAGGAAACCTTTGTACTGCTTGAGCAGGTCGATTGCCGTTTGCAGTTCGGGTACAGCTACTCTCAGCTTTTCGTTGAGGGTAGTAGTCTGCTCGTAAATATCATCAACATCGTCAGCTAACTTGTCGATAGGGTCTTGTGTGAACCAACCGATGATGGTGTCGATGGTCGCACTCAATCCGGCAATAGCCGAAACCTCTGTGTACCGAACGACCTCACCTGCGAAATCCGTCATAAAGTCTACGAACTCGCTCATGTTGGTGGATAGGGTCGGGAGCTTATCGTTGAGCCTGTCGAGAGCGGGGGCAAGGTTGTCCCCAAGCTCGTCCGCTACCGCTACCAAGCTCTCAGTGAATACGATGAACGCCGCCGCCAATTCGACAAGCAGAGCTGTACCGAGACCGATAGCCAACGGAAGCAGACCTGCACTCGCAACGGTAGCCACGCCGAGAGCGGCAGTCACTACGCCGATACCAACAAGTAGAGCCGTACCGAGACCGATAGCTGTCGCAATGGTTTCCCCGTTATCAAGAACAGGTTGCCATGCTTGCCCGATTTCGTCCAAGCCCTTGCCGATAGCCCAAATCTCTACGAGGAACAGCCCCGTTGCGACACCCAACTCCGCGAGGATTGCTGTGCCGAGGGCAATGTTCACGATGAGCGGAGTACCGACAGAGCCGAGCAGAGCCGTTACCACTCCGATAGCCGCCAAGATACCGACACCGATACCCATTGCCGCCGCGACCGTGCCGCCGTTGTCGATAACAGGTTGCCACGACTCTCCGACCTGCGCTAAACCCTCACCGAGCAGAATGATTGCACCCGTGATGAGGAGTGCCGCCGCCGCGACTTCCGCGACAATTACGATACCCAAGCCGAGGTTCTTTGCAAGAGAAGTGAGGTTCGGGGACAGCTTAGTGCTGACCGTGGTATCAAGCGTTTCGGTTGCCGTTGCAACGGTCGTGACTGCTTCGGAAGCCTTACCGATGGTAGCGACCTCCTTTAGCTTGGAGAACACATCTAACGCCATAGCGAGACCGCCGAGGATTTCCAGTGCGCCGATAATCAGCGTCACCTTATCCACGCCGCTCCAATCGCCTTGCTTGATTGCGTCCCAATTCGCGCCAATCTCCGTGATGATGGAGGTGAAGCCTTGAATAGCCAGTCCCCAAGCCGCCACCTTGAGATTGCCTGTAAACACACCGATACCGATTGCAATGTTGGTGAGACCTCTGATAGCGGTATTGGCGTTATCCCAATTTACACCGCTTTCGGCAATGTCTTTGATTGCAACAGCGATTTCACCGATACCCTGTACGACCTTGAGCGCACCGCCAATCTTGAGGTTGCCGAGAATAATCAAGCAGTCACCGATTGCACCTGTGAACTCACTAATCATACCGACAACATTTTGGAATGTCGCGCCGTTTTCAAGGAAGTCTTGGAAATACCCGATGAACTCATTGAGGTCGGACAACAGCCCAAGTGCGCCGAGTCC